GCCCCGCACTTCCGACATGGAGAAGGACAGCCAGGCAGCCAGGAGAACCGGAAGTTCTATATCTGTGCCACGTATAATGTCCAGAACTTTTTGCGCCGGCGGCAGCTCTACGACGCGCGGTGTAACCTGCGGGAGCTCGATCTCACTGAAATCAAAATCCTTACGATATTTATGGAGGACTGCACTTATTAGGATCCATTCGTTTTTCAAACGTTTGGCAGATATCGGCTGAGGGGTCTTGCTCCGCTTATTGGATTTTCGTCGTGCCTCTACGTTGATGGCCTCCTGCATAATATCCTCATCGATATCCTTTAGGGGCGTGTCCATGAGGTCCTGGAAGCCGTTACGCTGGATACAGCGGTAATCCTGTATCGTTGTAGGAGATCGTTTTAGAGGCACCCTGGATTCTATATAATCGTCTATTGCCTCGGTCAGCTTCTTATTTCTGTTTGCATGCTGTTTTTTCGCTGTAGCTGCTTTTTTGTTGAGTTGGAAGTCCGCAGCCGCGTATTCTGCCTCTTTCTTTCCGCGAGGGCTCGGATCGTCACTCGTGAATGATTCATAGATCCTCTTATCTTTCCATTTTCCTGTCTTCTCGTCCAGGATCCGTTCAGTGTGGCTGTAGGCCAGGCACCTCCAGGATCCGGAGGGTAATTTCTTTGCTTTTGCCATAATATCATTCCTTTCGTGTTGTAGTTGTGACAT